ATAAGCGTTGGCGTAGGCCACCACAATACCCTTGGCTTCGTCAAAATCCTTTATGTCATAGGAAAGCTGTTTGAAATCCATTGATAAAATCTATTGATAAGACAAATATAATAAATAAAATTAATATGTATCTTTTTGTTACATCAAATAGAACTTATAAGCTGTTGCGTGGTGGGATAGGTCTCGAAGGTCCTGGTTATCTTTTTGGCTGTACATGCACAGTCATCATCGTTCCAATACTTAAATTTTACCTCAATAAGATTGCCTACCTGTGTTGATTTTATGATATCTACTTTCAGATTGCCTACCTGTGTTGATTTTATGATATCTACTTTCATATATTTAATGTTCTTTCTGTTCTCATTACCCTGCCGTTTGAATCACGCCTTGGCACTTCGGCCACCGTACACCTGCAATTGATGACATCGGATCCGTTACTTTGGTTGCCGTTGGCGTTGGTGGGGCTTCCAGGGAACATCAACAGTTCAACACCGAATTTGCCCTGTACCTCAAATGGTTTATCCAATGGGACCACTACCTTATGCATGTGAAGATGGTCAAAGGTATCGTCTGGCAATCGCCTTGTCCTTGCATCCACGGCACTTATCCACATCTTGTCCAATAATATACCGGATGAACTGCCCGCCCTTAATGCGCCGTGATTGGCGGCTGCCGTTGTCTCTGTACGTGCTATCCTTAATGCCTGCCACCTGTAAAAATCACGCCTGTTCACTAATTTGAGTATGTTATCGGATATCTTTCTAATGTCATAGCCCTGCCTGAACCCTTCGGCTATAAGTTCCTGAATATACTTGATGAATGTTTCCTTTACCGTCGTTATCCTATACCCTACGTTTTCGAGTACCCATTGATAGAGTCCCCTTATAAATTCCGATTGGAAGGTAATATTTGAATAATCCTTAATCTCTTTGTTTATGCTCCTGCCTATCCTGTCACCATGGATAAGCCCTATCTGTTTATAGACCTCGAAGTAGGTCCTGTCGATATCACCGTTCAAGGCCGTTAGTTCAACCATAGCCTTATAATTGGTTTCGTTCATCTGTGAGAATGGCATCTTTTTTGTAAGGTCCTGAAAGTTCTTACGGAACATATTATAGGACTTCCGTTCATACGCCTTGTGTGACCTTAACCACGCCTTTCTGTAATTATTGAGGTTCATCGAAGTTGATATTCTCCGCAGGTGTTATGGCATCGGTAAGTTCTATGGTGTTCATCGATACGGTATGCGCTTCCATCTCTGGCATCTGAAGTTCTGTGTAGTTTATCGCTAACCTATATTCGTTTCTGTTTATTACACCTCTATCCAGAGCATCATTGAGCCACTTGGTCAGCTTCTCCATGTCCTCCTGCATCTCTGGTAGCTGTGTTTCATCGAACATCAGCACCGTGCTTTCATAACCCTTGAACTTAGGAAGTATCTCTGTATTAAAAGCTTCTTCCAATAGCCTTAAATTGGGTGATATACCACTTGTTATTGCCCTTCTGAGTGCTACTTTGTAATTGTCATACTTGGCACCCATATCTGAGTTTAACAGCTTGTCATCCCAATGTAGAACATTACATATCGCCTTTTGGTCGTACTCTAGATAATCAAATGGTTTAAGCTCATCTGCTGTCAATGAAATCCTAGTGAACACCACTTCCTGTGATGCACCTGCTATATTAGATAATCTGTACTGTGAGTTGTCCATTTCAACAAGCCTGTCCTTTAGGGATTCGGCCTGTTCCTGTGTCATCGGTTCCTTGGTTGATATAAACCCAAAACTACCGCCATTTGCCAACGTTTTAGCGTTCAATCGGTTTGCTTCGTTACTTGATTGAAGATTAGTAAGTGCCGCCCTTAGAGGACTCATACCATACAGATGTGACCCTGCTAAATCAAAGTTGGGGTTTGGGTACTTTACGTGTACTATGTTTTCCCTTTTGAATGTTATGTACTTATTGCCCTCGACAAGTATATAATGGCTTATTACATCCTCACCCGTTGCCATATCGTATTCTTCCTTTAACACTATCTGTACAAGGTGTGCAGGCAGTACGTGCATTTCCAACGGTTGCCCTTTATTGAGTCCATCTTCAGGTGATGGGCAATAGATATAGAAGTTTCCGGTAGTGTCCATGAACGTCTCATATAAAGCAAAGAACTCACGCCATGTCTGGTTAGGGTTTGGCCTGTCAAGTGGTAGAGGGTATTCCTTCTCCTCGAATGCCTTTTGCATCAGTACCGATTTCTTTATGATATGGTTGACACTTATGGCATCCTTGTGCATGAGCCTGAAACGGTCATAAACGCCCTTTGACTGCTCGTCCTTTACGGACTTTATGAAATAAGGGATGCGCTGTACCTCGGTTGCCTTTTGGCTGACAACGGCATAGACATCAGGGTTGCAGTTATACCCTTTGTCTATATATGTCTTTCTGTTATGGTCATAATCGACAAACTTAAAGCCAAGTCCAAGTAAAGCCTGGTTTATCTTGCTTACCATATTGTTGTCGATCGTTGGTGTGTACGTGGCCTTTGTACCTTTTGGCCACCAACTTGGAAACAACTTCATTGATTTTCTTTATAATTAATTCAAAGATAATAAATAAAATCTATTGTATCATTTTGATACTAAAATGTGAAGAAAGGTTTTGCAAGCCCTATGGATTCCATTTCGTGATAGCGTACCGCATCAAGTGCATGGTTGTAGTTGTCTATTGGCTTGTTTAATGTGTTGCCCTGTTTATCCTTGTCCCAACAATAGTAACGAAGTTCCTTGATAAGATTTGTGCTTTGTGATGTAACCAAATACTCTTGGTCCTGCATGATCTGGATGCCGAAGTTTATTGAGTCCTTGCCTTTTGTTACGCCCTTTATATTGATGCCATAGCGTTTTATCTCCTCAATGGATTTAGGTTCTGCACTATCGGCATAGACAATATCCCTTGTCTTTATGCTTCTGGCAATGTCACCGTTTACCATACCTGAACGGTAGATAATCTCGTTTAATATCCTTTTGTTGTTCCATTTGTATATCTCAACTATTGCGGTGGGATCGTTGGTATAACCAAAATCAAGGCCGTAGCCTATCAATCTAGCATCTGATGGTATATTATCGGTTATCTTCCAATTACTGAATATAACGCCCTCTAAACTACCTATCTGACCCAATCCATAGACGTTCCACCAGTTTTCCCAATAAGATGAAGTCTCAGCTTTTACCTTTGCTTTTTCAATCTCTTTTACTATGGATTCAGCAAGTGCCTCATTGTCTTTGTATGTCAGAATAATGAAATCTGTATCGCTGTCATTAATAAGTTCCGTATGTACCCAAAATTCATTGGTAGGGTTATAGTCAAGATATATGAACTTTGAAGTCCTTATTGCCAACTGCTGATATGCATCAAAACTAACGTTATTGCACTCGTTTATAAAAAGAACATGCCTTCTTGCACCCCTTAGTTTATCAGGTTGGTCAACACTAAAGAACTCGATATATGAGCCATTTGCGAACCTATAACGCATTTCTGATTTGTTATATCTAGCATCGTCCCAATTACCTGTTAATTGCATAATAGAAACAAAATCCTTTGTCGCACCTCTTTTAAGGTGTGGTATGGATTCGCTGACTATTGATATTTCGCTGTTTGGTGTGTTCGATGCATAGGTAATTAGCAAGGGTATTATAGAATAGGTCTTTGATGCAGAAGTCCCGCCCTGTACTATCCTGATGCGCTTCTTTAGTTTGGCAATCTTACTCTGTGCCGTTGTCTGTTTGAACATCTAAATCTATTCCGTTGAATATAGGACGTTCCGTGAAGATACTTATATCCTTTATCTCTTTTGGTTTTCCGTGGGTATATTCAAACCAAAGTTTTACAGCCCAGTTATGTCCGTCTGTTAAGGCATCCGATAAGGCTTTGAACGCCAAAGGCTCTAATGGGCTTAACTTTTCAATAAGGGCCTGCTCATCAGCTTTAGGCTTTCTGCCTGCTGTCTTATGCCCACCGTTATTTTTACGTCCGTCCAAAGATTAAAAAAAATTATTAATAATTATTTCAGTATCAAAATTAATAAAAATAAATTATCTCGTTTCAAGATGCTCTGTTCTGGCCCTTGGGTTCACATGATCGGGACGGTATTGGTGGAATATATAAAGCCCTTGTGCTATCCCTATTTTAAGCCCTTTACGCTTTATCTTGTCATTGAAGATATAGTCTATCATGTCAGGTCCTATCCTTATACCGCCCTCTGGAAAGCCCCCCACTTCGTTCCATGTCCTTTTAGGGAACAACAGAAAGAACCCCGCTATGGTATCGGCCAATTTGCCTACCTCAAAGTTACATTCTGTTATCTTGGTGCCGTATTCCTTAAATCTGTCCTTTGCAATCTGTCTGTGGTGCTGTAAGTCCCAATTCTGTGAAAGTTCACCGTTATGGAGCTGGTGCTTTAGACCTATTCTGTTTGTCATACATCCAATAAGTGCATAGTCCGATTGTGTGAGTGCCTCTATTGTTTTATAGAATATCTCATGGTAAACAGGTATTGTATCGATGTCCATTGAGCATATCCACCAATCGTCCGGAAGGTGTCTTACCAAGTCGTTTATTGACTTGCCTAGGTTTTTATCGCTCCTGCCTTGTTTTATGTATGCTATCATAGTTCGTCCCAATATTTAATCTGTAAGTAAAGAGTGATTGAACACGCAACTAAAGAAACAACGCCTAATATAAGTGGAATTATCATTATCATTTATGTCCCCATATATTGAAGTATCTATGACTTTCCTTTCCTGGTCTTACATTCTCAAATCTGTAACCCGTTTTATATAATGCAAACGGAAGTGCTATCTGGTCCCTGTAGCTGTGTTTTTTGGTTATCTCATATACCGTTGTGCAAACCTTGTTGATATCTTTTTCGTGGTGGCGTATAAAAAAACCGTTCTGGTAAAGACCGTTTTCATCGGTAAAGCCTTGGTTCTTGTAGTATTCCATTTGTCTCTCTATTTCTTTCTTAGGTGCCTTGTCAAGATATACTATTCTTTCGGATTCCTCTTTTACGGTTTCCCTTGAGGGGTGCGAAAACCATGTCTGATAGTCCGGTGGTTCCTGTTTGAGTGTCATCGATCCATCCATATAGCAAACCGTTTCGTACTGTGGCAGGGTTGCGTGTGTCATCCATTTATAGTATCTACTGTCCACCTTTGGGTTGTTCGTTCTTATTTTTTTTGTTATCCATCCTTTTTTGTTCTCATAATCGGTATCGGTAAAGAGTATCGGTGTCCATCCGTGAAAATTCGGTGCGGGTTTCAGGGTGTCGTACTGCCCTATGTTTACAGATACTATTGCTTTCATTAAATTACCCCGTACATG